GGCGGTTTTGGCCATCAGGTACTCAGAAGGTCTGAAAACGGGTTTGTGGGCTCCGGCTTATTGCCGCCGATGATTCTGGTTCTGCTGGCGGGGTCCAGGCCCAACATCGAACCGAACGTGACCATTTGGCGCATCGCCTCGTTGGCGGCGGTAAGTGCCGGGTTCTTGATCGGGCTGCCCATGGCGGACGTGACCACAATCCCGAACTGCTGGACGGAATCTTGAGCCAGACGCCAGTTCCCGTAGGCAGTGCAAAACGCCTCGACGTTATGCAGGTCGGTCAGCGCCAACACCTTCGCAGAACAAAGCTGCGGGACAATCATCTGCCAGACGCGGCGAGCGTTTTCGCTCAACCAATCCGGCGGATCAATGTCGTTGACCAGCGAGAAATCCGGTTCGTGCTTATTCAGCGCGCGCTTGCCTGGATTACCGGCTAGCGCCTTCTGGGCCGTGGGTTTCGGACGACGGCCCGACCGTCCCGCAACCCCCGGCATCGGCTAACTCCTGAACTTTATATTTCGCGGCGACAGAAGAACGGTGGGATGGACCATTTCCGAGCAAAAGATCCGGAAGTTTTTCCCTCCCCCCTCCGCCATTTGAGAATTATTCTCACGCACCAACTGAGCGCGAGCACCAAAACAGTGCGGAACCGGTCATTTTACCGGGTAGCCATCCAGCCCAGCGGGCGGCCGGTACTCGTAGCCAAGGTCCTCGGCTGTCTTCTGGTGATGGCAACCACCAACGCCCTTGCAAAGCACTTGGCAGTTCTCCTCCACATCCTTGCCGCCCCTGAACAGCGACACGGTGTGGTCCAGTTCAAAGCCGCCCGGGTAATCAGTAAGTCTGCCGCACCTGGCGCAGGTTGGGTTCTTCGTCCAGACACTCAGTCGGCGCTTCTGTAGCGCTCGGCCAGCCAAGCGTGGCGCGCTGCCATGGCTTTTGACCTTGGCCAGGTGTGCGTGGCCATCGCAGTAGGCGGCGTTACGGTGCAGCGTGTTACAGCCTGCGTGACGGCAGGGCTTCTGTGGACGCTGCGGCATTCAGTGGCTCACTCAACGGTAGCGCGCGGCCAGATCGACCGGGCGTAAGCCAGAGCACCAGCGTGGGCATGGTCTTCTGGCATGATCATGGGGAACGGTGGAAAGCCTGGGACTGCGACGTACCAGGACTTTTTTACTGGCTCTGACTGCGCAGGATCTGGGCATCGACCTGGTCCGCGCATGTGTCGAGCAGGTTCACTGCCCTGTCCTTCAGCGTCCACAAATCACCATTCAATGCCAAGTCTTCATCAGCCGTGCTGATGCGCTCACACGGCACAAGCTCAGGGGGTTCGAGCCTTACCGCCGTTGTCTTTACCACCAGTGGCTGCGGGCTTGCCGCGCAGGCCGTCAGGCAAAGGCTGAGCAGCCCAGTCACGAACAGGCTTGCTAGTGCGCTTGAGTTGTTCAAAGTCTTTCCTCGCCTTCAGGGCTTTCTGTTCGCTGTCCTTGAGTCGCTTCGCAAGATCAGCTTGGTATGCCGCGTTGCGCTGGGCCTCGGCACGCAAGCTGGTGATGGTCGCCTGGCTCTCGGCGTTCGCGGCTACCGCATCCTTGGTGGCCTTGGCCTCGATCGTGACCTGACCCTGCAGCGCGATGACGCGGTACTGCTGAATCCCCACCAAGAGCAGCGCGACCAGCGCGACGATCAACGCAACGGCGAACGCCTTCATAGCGTGTCCGCCTTGCGACCAAGGAAACGGGTAACCAGCTCACGTATGGCCGTGACGCCAAGGAAGCCGATTGTGCCGCCGGCGGCGACTGACAGGCTCGAGGGCCAAGCCATCCATTCAATGACGCTGCTGGCAGACAAACTCAGGCCGCCGCAGATCAGCGCTTCGAACACAATCCGGCGTGTACTGGTCTCCTTGGCATCGTAGAGAACACGAAGGGCCGAGATAAGGATCGCCATGATTGCGCCCTGCCAAAGTGGATTCGAAAGAGCGACCCAGAGCGCGGCCCACGTATCTGGCTTTTCAGGCATGGTAGGCATCCGGTGTCCTCCCTTTCGGGGAGCTATAAACGAGAAAGCCCCAGCGAATGCTGAGGCTTGAAATGGTTGTGCATGTCTTCCCACGCCGCTCAATGAGCATCTAGGAACTGTGCGCCGTAGGTGCCGACGTTATGTCGGATCACTGACGACATTGCTTCGCAACGAGCACTGCCTTTGGCCGGGTGAAAGAAGCGGTATGGCTAACTAGATTAAATCAACCCGCAGGATCCAGAGATGAGCCTGGGTCAGACTTGCGAATAGCTTTAGCCTCGCGCTGTTTTAACTCCCTTTTCAGCGCATTTGCAATTGACTGGACCCTCTCGAGCGTCTGCGTCGGCAGCGGCTTGTTCTGAGTCAAGTGATAGTTAAGATCAGCCAAACAACTTTCTGCCAATTCTTTAGTGGGAAGGACTGCTTGGATACGTCCATTTAAAAAAACAACCCATACTAATCCATCTACAGGATTGTAAAGTTTACCCCGAGACGCCCATGGCTCTGCCAAGTCGTCAACATGAAACCTCATCACCTGACCAGACATATCACTACTCCATTGGATATTTCAAGGTGCATAGAATGCTTGAGCGGTGATGGAATATACAACAAAAAGCCCCGCACGACGGCGAGGCTCTAAGGTAGGGTGTCGCGCTGAACAGCTGAACACCGTGACATGAAAACAGAGTCATTCCATATGGACAACTATTTCATGCGGCTTCCTTCAATTGCTCGAGCACGCAATCTATCCAGGCAACCCCGGCCTTGATCAACTCGCGGGCCTTCATCTCGCTCACACCATAATGGCGACCGACACGAACAGCGGGCCACTTCGCGCCGTAGTAGAGCCAGATCATGTCGCCCATCTGCTGATCGCGGCGGCACAGCCTGGCCAATGCAGAATCCACAACCCCGGCCAGGTCATCGGTGATGGTGTAGGACTTGGTGGTAGACGGCAGCATGTCGCGCATGATGGCCAACATCGGCGAGGCGTAACTGGGAATGCCCATCCCATCCTTACGCCACCAGCCCCATTGCTCGAGCATGTGCTCGGTATCCCCCAGCGGGCGGTGAAGCGGCTTGCGAATCATCATGGTTCAGTCCCCTGTGTAATGCGTTCCGCCTGCACCCAGGCGGTTGTTCTGTTCGTATTGCTGCTGAGCACCTGACTGCTGATTCACCCGGTTACCAAAGGCGATGATGCGCTGCTGATAGATGTTCAGAATGAGCCCAAGCTGGGTCACCAGGTCCTCGACGGGCAACGCCTCTCCTGTCTCTGCCGAAACCCACCCGGATGCATGGCATTCGATACACGGCAAATCGTGGAAGACACCTTTCACGACCGCTTTTCCATTGCAGGCTGAGCACCACTTAAGCGGGGTTGGAGAGGCTCTGAAGCTCGGGCCATGGCTCTTTCTCTTTTTCATGCTTTTGAAACCTCGCCATTAACAATGTTAGAAACTGCCTCGCAAGCCACGTCTTTCGGGGTCTGCGCTGGGTTATGTGATTCTTCGTATTGGGCGTCTGTCAGGTTGGGAATCGCGTTTAGGCCGCGCTCATCTAACCAGTTGTGCCACTTCTCCAAAGCCAGCAGGCGCTGTGCCGTGGCCTGGGTGTTGATGTAGGTCGAGGCAATCTTGCCCAGCGAGTGGTTCAGCAGCATCTCGCCGATGTGCCCATCGATACCGAGGTCAGTCCAGGCGGTGCGGGCTACCTTGCGCAGGTCGTGGCTCGTCCACTCGCCCTTCCCTATCCGGGTGAACACGGCGCTGGCCTGCCCCTCGCTCAGCGCCCGGCCACGGCGCGACGGGAACAGGTAGATGCCTTCGTAGCCCTGGGCCTGCTGGATTGCCCGGTAGCCCCGGAGCAGGGCCTGAGCCTGGGCGGTCAGTGGCAGACGATGCTCGGTGCGGGTCTTTGTGTGATCCGCCGGAATGAACCACTCGGCATCGGCCAGGGATATGTCCGACCAGCGTGCCTGCCGCGTCTCGCCTATCCGTGTGCCGTGGCAGAGCATCATCAGTGCCAGCATGGCGTCGGCCGGGGTGCTGTCGAACATCCCGGCCAGCATCGGCACCACGTTGACCAAGTGCACACCGCGCAGCCGGGCCGCCTTGGGAATGATCTTGGCCTTGGTGAAGTCCACGAACTTCAGCCCGGCCATGGGGTTGCTGTCGATAAGCCCGAGCTTATGCGCCTGGCGGAATGCGACGACCAGAAGCCCGAACAGTTGCCGCACGTATGACAGCGACAGAACTTCCTGCGCGGGCCACATCAGCAACTTGTCCAACTCCGGCGCCGACACGTCGCGAATCGGTAGATCTGCGAGCCGCGGCTTGAGGTGGCAGGCAATCGCCGACTTGGCGCCGCTCTTGCGCTTGCCCGACAGGGACCGGTCCTTAGCCATCCGGTCGCCATACCAGTCGAGCAACTGGCCGACCGTGGCCAGGCCGCCCAAGGCGACGGCGGCAGCGGGATCGCGCAGCAGGCGTTGACGCAGGGCGGGCAGCTCGGCCAGCACAGCGGATGCACCCAGCTCAGGGAATCGGGCGATTTGGGTCCAGGCCTTGCCCTTCACCAAGTACCACGACCCGCGCTGCCGGTCCTGGCCGAATCGCAGGTACAGACCTGGGTGCCTCGGGTCGCGCAGGTCGTGCACGCCCAGGTCGGCGGCCTGCCGGCGGATCTCCGCGTCACTGAACTTTACCGCCCGGGTCTTGCTCATGCTGCCACCGTCTTCGGCAACCGCAGGTATGCCCGCAGCGCTTCCATCGCGTCGAAGTGCCCACGACAAACGACAGCCAAATAGCCCTGGCCATTCAGCGCCTGGATGAAAGCGTGCTGGTTCGCCGACACCTCCGCGTCGTTGGGCGGCGTGGCCTTGAATTCGATGTACAGCCCGAAATACCCGCCACGGGCCATGGGCAAGATCAGGTCCGGCACCCCGGCCTTCACGCCCTGCTCTTTCAGCTTGATAGCCACCAGCTTGTGCCGGTGTCCGCCGTTGGGGACGTGGAAAATCAGGCGATGCACGTCGGGGTAGCGCAGTTCGATCTCGCGCATCAGCGCGGCCTGCTCCAGGCCCTCGCGGTCAACCGGCTTGGCGCGGGCGTTCTTCGGTGCCCAGGTCTTCAGCGGCGCCGTCATGCTGCAATCACCCGCTCGCCCACCAGAATATCGATGGTTCTCACCATGCCCTCAAGGTGCATGACCCTGAGCTCGTCACTGCTGAAGTCGGTCTTACGGCGGCCGTCCACCGTGTCGTGACATGAGCTGCACGCCCAGGCGCCCTGCAGGTCGTTCGGCTTGAGCCCAACACCACAGCGAGTGCCGGACATGCGGAAATGCGCCAGCACGGTGGTTTCGGGATTGCCGTTGCAGACGCCCGGCACGCGGACTTGGCATTCACGACCACGGGCGGCCCGGGTGAGCTTCGTCTGCTTTGTCATTCGGCAACCGCCTTCGACTCGAGCTCGATCAGCAGCTCCAAAAAGTGCTTTGCCTTTTCTAGATCGGCCAGGCCACCCTTTTCCCGCCACCGTGTCACGTACTTGATCACGCTACCCTCGGCGAACGGTATACCGTTGGCGTGGATGTACTCGATGGGCTGAATTTTCAAAGAGCTGTAATGCCCACCGCCGACCTGCCTGCAGAGAGCGCTCACTTGCACAGCTCCAGAGCCTGGGCGTCGGTGAAGCCTTGGGCAATCAGGCCTAAGTATTTGGCGCGGATGAATTTGGTGCCGATCTCGATGGATTCAATATGCACGTCGATGTTGCGCTTGAGCTGTTCTAGATCGGCGCGCTGCTTGTCAGGCGTACCGGTTAGCAATGTCAGATTGTCTTTGCTCACTTCGAACCTCCAGCGCGCCTGGCGCGCAATTCTTTCAATGCGTTGTTGCCGACTTCCGGCGCGCTTTTC